GAATGTTGCCCTTCCCATTCTAATCAAATCTTGAGGTGTTACAGAGAACTCTCCGATATCAGAAAGGTCGACATCCATAACTACAGTTTGTTCTCCAAGAGGAACACCCATAATCATATAGTCACCACTATCATTAGTTTTGGCTGTGAACTTATAATATTTTTCGTAAATTTCGAAAGCGGTATTTCCTGTTAATACATCAAGTCTTGTAGGAAGGGTTCCTGTTGCTGCGTGAACGGAATAAGATTTTTCGTAAGGTAATAAATTGTATCTATAACCATCTTCGTTTTTATCCTCAGGTGATTTGTATGGATAGATGGAAGAAATTACAGGGTTGGATTCATCAATTGCTTCTATTGGAATAAAGATTGAAACTCTGGCGTTTGGTAGACCCAATCCATTGTTTGCTGTAACACGACCTACAATCACACCATACTCACTACAAGCTCTTAGATAGATGTCTGTTTGATTTAATTTCAACGACAATATTTCCAAAAACTCAAACTCTTGGTCAAGTTCTACGTTGATTGATTTGGTGATGCCAAGTTCCGTTCTAATCCTATATGATTGACCCATCCAATACTTTTAAAATAAATAGTTATTGTGTAATTTTGTAAAAACACACAATCAAAGTATAGGGATATTAACCCCAAAATAAATTGATTAAGAGAAGGTAATAGATTGGAAGTTCTTAACTGAAACTCTAATATCTTTATTCGGAAATCTTATCTGATAAATTTGGTTAGGTTGAGCAAATATTGTATCATCAACAGGTCCAACTTGTTTGAGTTCAGGGTCAGAATATTCCATAGAAGTCTCTGCGGATGAATATTGTCCGCCTACCTCATTGAAGACATCGATACTTGCAACAGTCAATACTCCGTTTGTATTTTGAATTATACTTCTTAGTTCTGAAAGATATACGTTTTGTCCAAGTTCTCTTGTTTGAGGATTAAAATAAGCAGATATTTTGTCGATTACGTTGGTAATAACTTGACCTGAGTTTTGAGCCGAGTCTAAAACTATTGAAACATCAACACTCAAATCAATAACCTCAGCACTGAAAATCGAAATATAGTCATTCATCATTCTGTAGTTTGACAAGTAGTTTGCAATATTTTGTTTCAAGGTATTTGAAACAATGTTAGTCAATCTTCCTGATGTATCGTATGAAAGAATTTGAACTAGTATTTTATTGTCGTTTTCGGTTATCGCCACTTTTGCTGGTGCTCCAAACTGAGCTGGCATCGTTCTGATTATTGACTCATAGTCTGAAACTGTGACTGCTCTTTTTTGTGCTGCGAAGTTAAATGAAACATAGTTTCTTACTTCGTCAATCGTTGGCATGTTTGCACCACCAATTGCTGCTGTAACGTTATTACATCTCAACGAATTAACCACTGCGGTGTTTGTATTGTCTGATGGGCCATTTACAAAAAATGATACAGTCCCAACTTGATTAATTACATTTGTTCCCATGTTTGTGTTAAGTCCACCCCCAACTCTATATTGAATAAACAAAGTAGAGTTAGGTCTAAGTGCTGAACCTAAAGAAAGATTGTTGGTATACTTTTGTAAATCCAATGTTGCACCTAAAGTTGTAAATTGGTCTAAGGCATCTTGCGCTGTATTTGTACCTCCACCGAACGTTAACTTCTTGAAACCCTCTGAAGTAAACTCTGATATAAATCTATTTTGAGTTTGAATGTATCTACCAACTTTTATACCGGGTTGGTCAGAAACTTTTGTTGGGTCTTCTACAAATATTCTATCTTCCGCTAATGCATCAACTTCATACCATCTATCTTGTAAACCTAAAAATTCTGCAGTGCTCGGTAAGTTAGTAAACTGAGTTCCATTTTTCAATAACACACTTGTGATACCTAAAACATTTTTTTCAGGTAAAAACAATTCAAAGAATGGTCTAACATCATTTGGTGTGATTACTCTTTTGAACACTTTTGTTATTCCGTTTACTACAACTTCTCTTTTTGTTATTGTGTAATTGATTAAAACTCCATTAGCATTGAAATTTGGTATTTTCAATCTATTAGGGAAACCTTGAGAATTATATGGGGAAGCGAAATCAATATCTTCCACGTTTTCAAAAACTATACCCGCACCGATTACTTGTGAACCTCTTAGTAAGGTTCCAAGATATCTTTCATCTTCTTTATCTCCGAAGGCTGGAACGGTGATTGAAAAATCAACAAGAGCCACAGATGGTCTCATTCCAGGTATTTTCAAACCATAAGTTCTAGCTATATTGTAGATTGAAGACTTTTGTTGAGCATATTGTAATACTGTCTCTTGTAAACTTCTATCAATATGAAAATTAAGATTGTCAGCTACAGCAGCGTTTAAATCAAGAAATACTGAAAATACTGAGGCGTCATTAAAATCTTGAATAAGTTCGGGATAATAAGTTCTTACATAATTTTGTAACTCAACTCTAATTGCCGCGAAGTCTCTTGTAGCGTATGATATATTTCTATCTGCCATTTCTTTTAAATATTGATTATTACAAAATCACTCTGTGCAAAGGTTTGTGCATTGACTGAATAATCTATTTTTATTTTTGCCGTATATTCTCCTGTACCTTTCCCAGGTACTCTATAAATGTCCGTAAGTCTTGGGTCACTTGAAATGGGTTGTTCATTAATACTATTAACCTCAACAGATTGGTCTGCGGGTTCAATAGTTATTTGATTTACAAGGAGATTTGGCATAAATTGATTTATTGAATCACGTATGTCTGACTCAATTGCTTGGAAGGTCAACCCGTCATTAGGTTCAAATATGAACTCATAAAGTCTTGTTCCAAATTCAGGTAAATAATATCTTGAACCCTTTCTAGTTAGAAGTAGAAAAATCAAATCTGCCCTGATTTGTTGTGATTCAAATTCTGTCAGTCTAAGATAATCACCTCTAAGTGAATCCTCAAAAGGAAATTTCAAACCATAAGTAACACCTTCTGCCATAAACATAAATATACTACGGTGTTTTTTTAATTAAAGTTGTATTCCCTTTAATTGCTTTCCGTTCAAATGGACAATGTCTACATCCTGAACCGCAACAGTATCCCCTACTCAAATGATAAGATTCGGTCATAACTTTTCGTCCATTCTCCATGTAAAAATCAGAAGGGAGAAGTTTTGACTTCTCCCTTTGACTATCGTTTTTACTTTCTTTCATTAAACAAATTTTACTTCACAAGCGCCACCAGCACATGCCGCTTCACCACTCAAATCTGTATTGTCGTCAATTTCAACGATTTTGGATAAATCAACGTCCTTAAGTGTTGCCATTAATTCGTCATACTTTTCTTTGGTACAATCTTCGAACGGTGCTTGAATATAAGTTCCACCATCATAAGGTAGTACAGAAAGACCATTATAATACTCTTTGTTTTCCCACATCCACTCACCTACTGCAGGCCATTCGTGTTCACGAATTGAAACTGTTGCAGATACGTTGTGAGCGTTTGAGCCACTTCTATGACCAGGTTTAATCCATTCTTGTTGTACCTTTTTAACTCTCTCTAAAAGTTGAATTGGTGATTCGTTTCTTAGAATTGAACCCTCTGGTGATTTTTGTGGAATACCAATAACCGCAGTGTCGTGTGGTCTGAAGTATTCGTCTTCTACTAATTCAGGATGATTACTCTTAAGATGACTGTAAATTGCTTCGTTCTTACCAACTCTCACTCTTCTGATATAGTAATCGTTGTGCCAAGCGTGAATACCTGATGAAGTTCCAAGGGTAAGAGATGTTGTTCCCGCTGGTTTAACTGTTGTTGTTCTAGCTGCAGGATTTATTCCAATTATTTCAGCAACTCTTTTGTTTTCTTCTTTTACTACTTTAGCAGCTGATTTCATGTTCAATCCTAAGACCGCACCTGAACCAATACCTGTCATTGAAATTCCAATCAATGCGTCTTTTTCAGTTGTTCTTTGCCAAATTGGTCTGAGGTAGTGAAAATCAGTATAACCTGCTTGAAGTGTCCCGATGAATGTTGCAGCTTTAACTCTATCCTCATAGTCTTCTTGTGATACAACATTGGATACATTCACCTCCGTAAGATTACAGAATTGGAATGGACGAAGTGCAATTTCACAACATGGGTTAGTTCCCCAATCTTTATCGTTACTCAAATAAATTCCTGGTTCACCAGCACCACTCGCTTCAATTCTTTTCCAAAGGTCCATAAAGTAATCCTTTGTAATCTTGTGTCTCATAAGAACGGCCGAGTTATTAGCCCTACCCCTTTGTGGGTTGTGTTCCCACCATTGACCACTTTTACAACCAATCATTTCTTCATCTGTTGCTGAGAACAAAGAAATCAAAGCCGCTCTTCTGATACCACCCGCAAGAACCGCATCCGCAATATGGCAAACCATATCATGAACTTCAATTGGTCTGAGTTTGTCACCGTCTTGTTTTGCATCTAAAATACCTTCTAATTTGATAAGACACTCTTTGAGAGGTTGAGGACCGGGTGCTTTACCACCTGAGGTAACAAGTCTCGCACCTTTTGGTCTGATATCACTGAAATCGAATTCGATGTGTGAACCACCAAAGAAGTAAGTTTTAACCAAAACTTTAATTGCATCTGCCCATCCCTCGATAGAATCCGCAACCAACCATCTTCTACCTCTTTCTTTACTTGGTTTTCTAATTTCGGGTAATGCGTCTACGTGATGTTTTTGAACAGAATATCCCACACCTGTTCCACCTAACAATAGAAACATAATTTCAGAAAAAACTCTCCAATCATCAACAGGTGCATATGCACAGTTATAAATTCTGTTTGGTGAAATTTCAATTGGTTTTCCTGCAAACTGCATTGACCTCATTGATGGAAGAACTTGTTTCTTGTAAACATACATGTAATTCTCTCTGATTTCATTTTCTAATTGTGGAAACTTTTTGATATGCATCTCCATGTTTCTTGTGACAAGCTCTTGCCACGTCTCTCTTCTCTTCAACTCAGGGATATACTTTGCATACTTCATATACACTGTAATCTCTGATAAAATTCTGTTCGAAATGTCCATTTTTGTAATTTTTTTGTAGAATATTTTTATTAAAAAAATCGGTGATTTTCTTATTAAATATCGGGTCGTGTACTAATCGACCACAAATTTAATTAAAAAAAAATAAGTTTTTTTTGAAAAAAGTAGATATTTAATTACACGTTGTTTTGAGTATTTTCACGAGCCTTTCTTTTTTCAAGTAGCTCTCTAACTCTATCTCTTTTTTTCTCTTCTTGTTGTTCTTCAAATCCAAGGAATGTTACTGAGGATTCTGTATCTATCTCAAGGAGTTCATTATTGAATTTACAATTTTCAAATACAACTCCGTCTTTACCCAAACGGGATTTTGTGATGGCTATAGTTGCTAAGTTCAACTCTTTTTGTTGAAGTGTTTTTGCTACTGTAATGATTACGTGTCCGACTTGCGCTTTCTTAATTGAACCGCCCATTTGGTCAGTAGTTACAACTTCAGAGGAAATTGAACTTCTGTTACCTTGAGTTGCAGTCCAACCGACAAGATTTAATTCATGACACATGGCTTCAAATGCTCTCATTACAGAACCCTCAGCTTTCCACTCGTCTTTTGCAGATTGTTCAGGTAGAACACAATCAATGTAGTCCAACAAAATCAAATCGATTTTAGTTCCGTCAGCTATCATCTTTCTAACTTGATTTTTGATTTGGTTCATTGTCACCGAATCAGAGGCAAGTTTCTTCAAGACAAGTTTGTTTTTCATCGTCTCTTGTATCTCGACAATTTTGGACATTACCTCTTCTTTATGATTAGCTAACTCGTCGGGTGCAATACCAGTCCAAATCGTGAAGTGTTTTCTTTGAACTATTTTCGGATTGTCCTCAAAGAAAATTTGAAGAACATTATATCCCATATTGAAAGCGGTGTTGGCAATCTTGGTTAAAATTGTGGTCTTACCAACACCTGTGGGTGCAAGTATGACCCCAATTTCACCTTTGGCTAATCCACCCTTTAATAGTTTGTCAATACCAGCAACTCCCATAGGAATTGGGTGTCTATAGTCTTCTTCCAATACTGTTTCCAAACCCGTAAAGATATCAGAGACATTTTTCTCAACTTCTCCCACCTGTAAAGCTTCACGGACTAAACCTTCCACTTTATCGTAAGACTCAAAGTCACCCTCTGTGATAATTTTTTGGGCTTTGTCCATAGCCTTCTGAAGCTCTTGTTGTTTACAAAACTTGAGTGCTTTTTCTTGGACAAACTGTGAACCTTCGAATGGTGCGTCTTTGACTTGTTTGAGTGTGTCGAGAACTATCTTTGCAACAAATTCTTGTGTAACTTCGGCTCTGATAAGTTGTTCCAAAGTTTCAAAATTCGGAGTAGCCTCAAACTTTTTATAATACTCTTTGATTAATTGAATAATAATTTTGAAATACTTGTTATCGAAGTAAGAACTCTCAATAACATCCATAATGGATGAAGCGAAGTCTTTATCTTCTATAATTTGGTTCAGTAATTGTATCTGAAATGTGTTGCCTAAGTAGTCAAAATTCTTATTCATAACTCCGAAATATATCCCCTCTATTTATTAAATATTAGTCCCTCAAATCAAATTCGCAGTATTGATAATTTAATTCTTCAGATGAAAAAATGTCAGTCAAACTTTTCAAAACATCTTTCAAATATGGTCTTACGTCCACCGTATAACGAACTTTCGGAGGAAAAATTTTACCATCAAAAATTCTATGACAAATTGTCTGGTCTCCCACTTTAACATAAATGTTGAATACTTCAGGTCCATCAGTGAAAGAAGTTTCCATGATTTTTGAGTCATGTTTGATTGCTTCCATGTTGTCCATCATATAAACAACCGTTTTCATTTTGAGGTAGTAGTGAAGCTCATCTTTAAGGTCTTTGATAAACTCATAAAACTCAATTGAGCTTTTCGCATCAGGATTGTAACCTTTAACATTGAAGTATCTTTGTACTACAATGTTTTCGTTGAGAGTCAAAAGAAACTCCATCTTGGTGATTTCTTGTTCTTTCATGTTTTTCATTTGTTTTTAGTGTTTCGTTTTTCTTAAAATTTAAATAAATTGTCTGTTTCTTTTATTCCCAATTCTTCATCTCTGTAGAAGATAACTGTGTGTTTGTCTTTCACTTCTTCATCGGTGAAATAATAAAGTGCCAACGAATATCTTGACACGTCATCAGGAGTGTTTAATGGTATTGGATGTCCGTGAGGTGCATCTTCAATAGAAAAGATAACCGCTCTGTTGAATATAGGTTCGACCTCAATTTCTTTCTTCCAAGGGTTCCCACCCCATAACTCCAAGTTACCACCCCATTCTTTCTCCCAATTTTCATTTAAATAAAGTAGTACGTTTAAGTTACGTTTCCATTTTTGACCAGGGTGTTGGTTATAATCAATGTGGATGGATAACTTACCCCCTTTATTTATTTTATGTATTCCCCCTCCCAACATTATAGGGTCTCTATATAATTTTTCAAACCCTGTTAGATTTTCTAAAAATTTAATAAATGGT